TGCGCCCATCGCGGAAAAGCCGTGCCAATGCCCGCTTTTGCCCCACACCTTTTGAACGAGTTTTCCTGGCAATCCGATGAATAAAGCCCTCTCCGACCTGTCCTCGCACACGCCGATTGTGTTGCAGTACCAAAGCAAAAAAGCCCTACGACCCCGTAAGTAAAGGGCTGTAGGGCTCTTTTGACTTCAGGTGTTATTTGTTCATTTGGCATTAAATGGCATGAATTGGCGTACGGTTTGCCCCATTTTTGCCCCATTGAAATTCACCCATCGGCGTTCCGCCGACCTAAAACCCCCTGCTACGCTGACCTCAAAACCGAGGATTCGCGATGCCACATTCTGACCTGCTACCTTCCCTACTATTCAAGATCAACGAAAACCAGCTCGCCCTCGAAGCGGCCATTCTGGAGCTTTCCAATTGGGTCGAGCAGCGAGGTGCTGCCGACGTCGCTGACAACGTGCGCGGCGCCCTAGAAGCGATCGACCGGAATGAGGAATTCATCAAGATGACGCTCGCCGTGATGATGACGCCGGAGTGATGTTATCGGCCAAAAGCGGACGGTGCAGAGCATCGCCTGTGACGGCCATTAGTTGATGCGTAGTCTAAGCAAGACTAACCAGCTCGATTTTTTTAACTCTTTGAGCAGAGCGAGCAGTATTTAACTCGCTATCGCTAGTTTGCGGCTTGACGCCGTCAACAACATCAATGCCAAGAAGATTCCTCAGCGGTATCAGTGATTGAGGAAATGTGGACTCCAATACAAGGATCGCTCTCGCGATTTGAGGCCGTGCTTCAGCGAGCAGCACTGCGTCCATAACAGCACCGTATTTAACGCATTGGAATAGCCCCCTTACAATGTCAGATTCCGCAGAGACTGCAGATTTGACCTCCGCAGCCACCCAAACCGCTTTGCTATTGAACGAGACGTCAAGGCTGTCACCGGATGGTAACCGGAATTCGGTCACTCCTACTGGAAAGTTAGAGCTGAGTCCGATGACACGCGGGTTACATGCAACATAGTCTTTGAGCGCCTTATGATCCTCGCTCTCTCCACCGCCATAGCCCTCACTGGCTTTTTTTAAGACAGCCGAAAAGTCGCACGCTACTGGCTCAAGCGAAAGCGCTTTAAGAACTTCGTCCCATCGAGAGAAGGAAAAGACGTGCGCAAGTTCTGCCTCCACAATGACACGCTTCTGGCGAAGCGGAAGTGCTGAAAAGTCCTCTTTTTTCACGAGAAACCAACCAATACCCTCTCCTGGTAGGCCAGTGCTTTTGTTGATCACGAGACACTGAAGAGGTGGAACCTTGACTTTCCATATTTTTGAGAGACGTTCTAATGATTGGCCAATGCTCCCAAGAACATAATTAAGGTTGCGCGGGTTAGGCATCCCCAGTTCTTCGGCAAGATCGGAATAAAAAACTGGGACGCCCGCCTTCGCTTGACGAACAAGCAGAGGAAGCGCCGCGCGGGCACGTATTTGGTAGGCCTTATCACCTGAAATTGGCTCAGAAATCTTCGCGGTACTCATTTCTCTCCTTGAATAAATAACTGGTTGGACGTCATGTCTCGGAAAACAGTTAGGAGCCTATAGCCATCATGCGTATCAAGGTGCTAAGGGTCGTTTTCTGTTTGACTCGACAGCCTGCAATCAGCCAAAAGCAGACTGTGAGTTAGCGGTGTAGGAATTTTTCAGTAGGGCGTACACCTTTGCTTGATTAGTGACTCAAGCTGAGGGAGATTATTATCATTTAACAAAAATGTGCCAGTTTCTCTTGCGATCTCTCGAGCTCCTGGTGTGTAACTTGAATTTGTGACGACTACGGAAAAATTGCCTTTTACGAACTGCATACCGGCAAATGCTTCCTGTACAGCTTTATTACCCACAGGCTTTGAAAGCCTCTTACATTGAATTGCCACCGTTATATTATTTTTAATCGCAAGGATATCCACTCCTTGATCACCACTTCCCTTCGTGAGACTGGTCTTCCAACCACTATTTCTCAGGACTTCTGCGCAATGGCTTTCATACTCTACTCCTTCCATATCGAATGGTATCTTTTTTATAGGAATAGCACTGCTAATTTCCGACTTAATAACGGAGTCGATATCTGAAAACAATTTTTTCTTATCTATTCTCGCAAAAATACTGCTTTCGATTGTATTTCCAATCACCCCATTTACAAAATATTCAATTTCCGAGATCCAGCCACTCTCATTGACCAGAATCGTTTGTCCGTAGTCATCCAGCCGGAAACATTGCTGATATTTAAGGAGAAGCGTTTCTTTGTGTTTCTCTATAAGTTTTTCTGCTTCCCGGTACCCCTTAGTCAATGCTAGGGTTTTTTTTCGCTTTTCAGTAGCGGCGTTGCGGGAATTTAACTTATCGAAATGTTGATCATTTCTTACTTGATGAACTTGTAGTTTTAGTTTTGCGTGTCGAAGCTCATCTTCTTTAATAGCACACTGTTCCGCTTCTGCTTTTCGTTGACGTATTGCAATGATTTTTTCATGCGGTTGTGCGTCTGGCATCGCTAGCCTTCCCTTGGGCTAAATCTTTATATGGGCCAAGCTCTAAAGATCGGCTTTGACCAAATTAACTCTAGGCTAGCAGGATGCCATCATCGTTTCCACTATCTATATAGGGTCGATTGGGGTCGCTGGCAACTCAACAGGTAGGACCGTAGATACGGATTCGAACCCCTTCTAGCCTCCCTGTAGGCCGCTTCTGCCCAGTAAATACGATGCTTCTGCGGCTTCCCTCATGGCCTTATACGGTCTATAGAGGCCCTGAGTTTGCCCTAATTTTGCCCTAAGCCTCCAAGCATGCTGATGGTGACCTCTTAGCCACTATGAAATCGAGGTGGACTCAATTCGCCGCCTCTCTACTGAAGCGTGCGGATTTCACTGAACGCGCGGGCGGCACAGTATGGAATGACAGCGCACGCCAAACCCATTGCAGCGGCAGCGGCTTCCTGCGGCGCACTACTGGCCGCGTACATTCCATAGAAACCAATGAAAGCGCCCAAGAAGGACATAATAATGGTGACGATCCACATGAGCTTGGCCAATTTCAATCCCTAGATTTAGTGATTATCCCCCCCAATGTGACTTTGGCGAGGTGCGCGGACAGCGCACTGCGAAATTTACAGGCCCTAAGAACGGAAGGTCAAATTGCCACTATATAATTATGTAGACCCCCTCCCACTAGCGGCGCCTATGCTCCAACTGGAATTTTTGCCATTGAAATTCACCCATCTGCGTTCCGCCGACCTAAAACTCCCTGCTACGCTGGCCTCAAAACCGAGGATTCGCGATGCCACATTCTGACCTGCTCCCTTCCCTGCTATTCAAGATCAACGAAAACCAGCTCGCCCTCGAAGCGGCCATTCTGGAGCTTTCCAATTGGGTCGAGCAGCGAGGTGCTGCCGACGTCGCTGACAACGTTCGCGGCGCTCTGGAAGCGATCGACCGGAATGAGGAATTTATCAAGATGTCACTCGCCGTGATGATGACGCCGGAGTAACGCTTTCGGCCAGAAGCGGAAGTGGACTGGGTGGTAGCATGGTGCGGCAGCGCTGATAGCCGCTAGCCTTTCCTTAAGAGTGAAAGTCCATGAGTATCCACAGATCTAGAGCAAGGAGTGCCCTGGCATCGGCGCAATCCGAACTTGCCAGCGATGACGATCAGCGCTTGAAATATGCAGCGCTTGAACTTCGTATGGCAATCGAATCCGTCACCTATGACAGGGCTCTAGCCTACAAGAGTGAATTCCCGCCTCACGAGTATGAAACTTGGCAGCCAAAGAAAATCATGCTGATTCTTCTGGAGATTGATTCCTGCGCAGATTCAGATAGCTCGCTCAGCTTCGGAATCGAACCTTCGCCAGGAGAAATACCTGAAATCATGAACCCGCTCGGTGAGGAGGTTGTATTTAACCTTCAGACAATCAAGAAGCACTACGACGCGCTGGGCAGCTATCTGCATGCGCCTTCTTTGAAGCAGATACACTCTGACCTCCGTCCCGATTACAATAAAATGCGTAAGAGATGTGAGGAGATCGCGAGTGTTCTTGAGAGAGTGTTGGCGTCCTCAGTATTCAATAGCACATTTGGGATATTTTCTAGCTTTGACTGCTGCGAGTGCAAAACACGCATTCGTAGAAGAATGCCCCGCGGTAGCAATAGTCTTGAAATCGATTGCTTCAACTGTTTGGCTAGCTACACGCTCACGCGCATGCCTGATGGTCAAATCCGTATGGATCCTCACCAGGAAGACATACTTTGTGCAAATGCTGACTGTGGCCACCCCACGATTCTTCTGCGTAGAGAGATCGTTAACGGTAGAGCTTGGACCTGCGGGAAATGCCGTGGACGCAATGAGATCCGGCTCGGCCTCGTGCATCATGCGTCAAATTGACGTGGCTGCTGCCACGGCCTCGCGCAACACACATTAGGTCACCAACGGCTACGGAGCGACGTCGGCCATATTGCCCGACGTCGTAACCGAATACTCGCGAAGGCCTACAACAGCCCAAGAAATGCCCAAAAAACGCTTTAAATCGCTTCGCTTATCAACCACCCATGTGCGGGTTATGAGTGCCTGAAACAAGTGTTAGGTCTACCTGGGTCGGAGATATTCCTGCGACCATCATCTTGTCAATCTCTTCTTGCGGCGGATAAATATCAAATGAGTCGAAATTCTGGCTTGTTTTACTGCGCGTAGTCAGCGATTTCTGTTCGCTCCAACGATCAACCAATTCAACAATGCTCTCAAAGGTTTTTGAATTCTGCATTTTCTGCGCACTTTGAATCACTAAATAGGCGCGCTTTTCGAGCCCAATTAGAATTCCAAGAAAACACTCCTTTATCAGCTTCTCATCAAAATCCCCATTGATGACTCCTACAGCGATAAATTCATAATAATTAAGAACATAAGATAAATCCTTAGCAGCCTCCAGATAATCTTCCTGAAATTTAGCATCTTTAAATTTTTTATTATGCGGATCCATCAAATATTCAGAAAAGACCGGATGAATTGTCTTTTTGCGAGGAAACACCTGGATAAGATTGTCATTTTTATTTATAAACAGCTCACTGTTTCGCTGATTCATAATGGTATTGACAGTGTGCGCCTTTCGTGCCGCAGCTGAACTAATCGTCGCCTGCACCCACCATCCGGCACCGAGCAAACACGAAGAAACAAACAACGCCAGCGATGTCTGATAGTCTTTCGCCCCTTGAAAACGAAAGACCAAATAGGTTGCCACCATCATAATAAAAAATGAGATGGCGATATATTTAATCCCTGTTCTTGTTTCTTGGTATCTCTCAAAAATCTTTGCATAAAGCTGATTTATTAAGAGCGCGGAAAGCGCTGAAAAAATCCCAAATGAAATCCACTCATTAAGATTTTGGATCAATAACAAAGAACTAAATTGTTCAATATTTCGACATACAGCCACAATACCTAAAATGATGGCAGTAGCAAGAAGTAGCCCTTGATAAAACCCATGCTTACTTGACAAGTATTATATCCTTACAATTATTTTAACCACAAAAAAGGCCTCTAAATAGAGGCCTTTTTAAAACTTCAAATATTACTCTTCGCAACCAATCGATAAAATCATAGCTGGCGCTCCCGTCCCCATTCCGTTTGAACCTCTGACGATCTCGTCAAGGGTTATAGACAATCTATCGGAACAGGGGGATTCTGCCAAGAGTTTTTGATGAATAAAATCTATCGAACAAAGACAATCGATAGACGCTACAAATCAATCTCTCATTGACATATTTATGAATTTATCCGGCGACATTCAATGCTCAACAGGAGCATCAGAGTATTACTCGTAAGCTTAATGAAGGCCAATCCATAAAAAGCCGCGGACCCTACGATCCGCGGCCCCTTTTCAGCGCTTGCTATCCGGCGTGGTATGAGTCGGAACCCAAGTACTCCCCGGCTTGCTGGTTGGTGGAAGCGGCTTGCCGTCAGGCACTGCCGCATAGTTATCTTTCAAGCCGCCACGAGGACCTTGCTCTTGAAAGATTCCGCCTTTGTTGCCGGTATTTTGACCGGGCTTTTTACCTTGCGCCATGGAATGACTCCTAATTGGCAATAATGCCTAAAGGAGCTATGGGTCACCTATGGATCACACACAAAACCACATTATGTTGTGTAAAAACGCATGTCCATATAGAATAAGTGAGCCTATAGCTGCTTTTTGGCTATGGTTTCTGATTTGGGTAAGTGTGCGAAACTGAGCCCCAATTCAGTGCGAGATCCCGCTGGCATTAGCTAGCGGGATTTTTTTTTGGCGCCGAAAATCCGGCTCCAAAATTCAAACCACAATATGTGGGATGACCAGCAAATAATAACCAGCTTCTTCAGGGGAAAGCAATAGACGTAAAATTTTTAGTTATCCACAGAAGCTGTGCATAAGTCTGTGCACAAATTCGAGCAATTTCGCCACATGAAGGCCCTAATACCCATATCAATAGGCCTTCAACGGGTTTTCCAAAAAAAAACAGGTAGATTGGTTGTTTTTTGATCAATTATTTTTTTATACACAACCACGATATTGTGTTCCTGCATGGATCCAACACTACATATTGTGTTTTCACTAGAACAAGCCCCCTAAGTCAGCTGGCTTCCAATTCATGATTATCAATTCTCCGCTGACTTCGGCTTTCCCCTGCCTCTGATTCGTCGTGCTATAGCGGATCTCCAATGTCTCGAAGTGAAATCCTTCAAACACACGCCGAATGTCCGGATGATCGTTAATGCTGACCATTACCTTGCCTTTGCAGCGGCGCATGAAGGCGGCCATCCGCTCGTAGTTCTCGAACGGAAATTCCACCCCATAGCCGGCGGTCTGCCAGTAAGGTGGGTCCATGTAATGGAAGGTGTGAGCACGGTCATAGCGCTCGGCGCATTCAAGCCAAGGTAGATTTTCGACGTAGGTGCCAGACAGTCGCTGCCAGGCGGCCGAGAGATTCTCCTCGATCCGCAGCAGGTTGATGGCCGGCCCCGTAGTGGCGGTACCGAACGTCTGCCCAGTCACCTTACCGGCGAAGGCATGGTGCTGCAGGTAGAAGAATCGAGCGGCGCGCTGAATGTCGGTGAGGGTTTCGGGGCGGGTCATCTTCTGCCACTCAAACACCTGGCGCGAGCTGAGCGCCCATTTGAATTGGCGCATAAACTCTTCGAGGTGGTTTTGCACGACGCGGTACAGCGTGACCAGGTCGCCGTTGATGTCGTTGAGCACTTCGACGGGCGCGGCCTGGGGGCGCATGAAGTACAGCGCGGCACCGCCGGCAAAGACTTCGACGTAGCATTCGTGTGGCGGAAAAAGTGGAATGAGGCAGTCGGCCAGGCGGCGTTTGCCGCCCATCCAAGGAATGATGGGGGTAGACATAGAGAGCAAGACCTTTACTGTATATATAAACAGGTGCTAGGCTCGCCGCGCTTTGTGCACGGAGCAAGAGCCTTGGCTGGACTTGCAGGGACATTCTGCAGGGACGGCGGCCGGTTTGGATGTTGACGCATTCAATCCGGTCGCTCTTTTTCACTTCGCTGTAGAGACTGCTTTGGCATAAGCTTGGCAGGCGCTCAGCGCAATCAATCCTTCGTCACCGTAACCCGTGATGCCGATAATTCGTTGAGCATGCGCAGGGTCAAGTTCGGCGCGCGCGCCTCCATGAACCACGCCGCCGGGGCCGGCAGCGGTTGGCAGACGCTCGCCAGGACCGGCTCCTGAGGCGAGAACGACTGACAGCCGCAAAGCAGTAGTGGCCAGGTCATCACGCAGCTTTTGAGTATCTTTCTGTACACGGGTCCTCTCCTTATGGCCGGTCTCATCGTCGACCCTCAGCCTTTCCTCAAGCGCGGCGCGCTTGCCTTGTTCTGCCTGCAGCAGATCCACTACTGCGAGCGCCCGCGCGCCGGCATCCTTGGCGACGTCCTCGCCGAACTTGGACAGTTGCGCCTGATAGCGCCAATCCTGCACCTGCCAGGCGCCGCCGGCACTCAGGCCGGCCAGCAGCACCAGGGCGATCACCAGCGCCAGGGCGCGATAGCCGGCGGGTATCCAGTCGATCAGGCGCATAACACCGCCTTGGCCTTGACCCACAGTTCGCGGCGCTCGGCCCGGCCATTGCCGCCGCCATTGATCACGCTGCTGATGCCGTCGAACAACCCGAGGTCGGCCTTGTCGCTCAAGTTGCGATCCCACCAGAACCAGGCCGCCGACAGCGCCGCGTATTCCGCTTGCTCCAGCAGCTCGGGTTGCTCGACCAGAGGCACGCCCAGGGCCTGGCCGCACAGCCGGTAGTTGTCGCGAAAGGTGATGCCGATCAGGCCACGCGCGCGGTACTTGTAGCCGTCACCGGACGCCTCGGGACCGTTACCGTAACGGCCGCCATACACCCGGTTGGCCAGCTTTGCCGAGTCGCGCAAATAGCCCTTGGCAAACTCGACCTCGGCCGGATCGACGCGGCCGTTATGGTTCAGGTCAAAGCCATACTTGAACAACTGCGCGACCCGC